ATGCTAGATCATATTTGCATAAATGCGCCTTTTGAATCCAGCTTCTACTCGGTAGATGCGGAAGGGCGTTATTTTTTTGTAGATATTGATCTTCATACTATCGAAATACCACTTGCATCACGTTCAGTTCATAAAAATGATGATGGCTCAATTTCTGCTGCTGCTTTATTCCATCCTTATGAATCTGTGCCAACTCACTATACGGGTATGGCTATGAAAGTGTTTTTCGATACTAGTTATGAACCGTATGTCCAGATCAAAGCATCACCAGCTAAGTTGCTTCAAGGTCATAATGTTTTTGGCTCGGATGACATAGAGCAGGGTGCTGATGAAATGATCGGCTTCTTGCATATGGCATATCCAGTATTGACTAAGATGCTTGATTGGACTCGCGCTTGGGTTTCTCACATAGATGTAACGTACTCGGCCAAATTGTCGGATCAGACAACGGCTAAAAAGGTTCTGGATTTTCTGGCCAATGTCAGCAATGGTCAAACTAGACTTTCTAATAAGCGGTTTGATAGCTCGGTATATTGGGGTGGTCAGACTTCCAGACTCGTAAATCATAAATGCTATTTAAAGCATGATGAATTTCTTTCTCAGTTTGAAGAACTTAAGCAACTGGCAAAGAAGAATGACAAGTCAGCTCAACGAGTTGTCGATGTCATGTCTGACTCACGGTTAATTAACTGGACAGTCGGACTTTTACGATTTGAGTCACGTTTAAAAAAACGTTGGCTTGAACGTAATGGAGTTCCAACGAACCTTTATGAACTCATAGCATTTCAAAAGGCAAATCCCGATTTACTTCAAACACTTTGGACAAAAGCAACGCACAGCATATTTGATGCCATGAGAGGTCAAACTGTGAAATTGATTAATGATGAAAGTGTTTTGGAAGCCATATCAAACTCGCCAGTTGTCGTTACCAATAGCGGTAAGGTTTCTCAAACACGTATCCGAAATATTTATTCTACGTACTGTTTAGTACGTGAACATGGCTTAGAGAAATTAGCTCAAATGCTTCCTAAGCCTACGTTTTATAGACATTTATCTGAACTTTGCGAATGTGGCTTTTCAAAAGCATTTTTGCAGAACTTGCATGACAACAAGGCTAAAAATGTCATTCCATTTATGAAGCTCGTAGAAATCGACTTTTCCCAACAATTGCCTGAGTGGTACGAGCCACCAGTATCGCAATTTAAATCAGTAGCTTAAAGGTGAGCAAATGAACAATTCACAACATCCAATTATGACAGTTACAGGCATCCGTAAGGCTGCTGGAGACTTTACAGACGATAAAGGTAAAACAATCGAGTTTTCAAACACGGTTGTAACTGTGCTGCAAGAATATTCAGATCGTGAGAAAGAACAAGGCGCAATCGGTTTTAAATCGACTGACTACAAGATTAAAGGCGCTCAGTTTTTCAATGATTATCTGCATCAGGAATTACCGAGCAAAGCTAAATTGATCTTTGATTGGGATTTCACAGGTAAAGCGCCTAAAGCTGTATTGGTGGCTTTGGACTTTGATGGTGTGGAAGCAGCGTAATAAAGCTATATGAATCAAAGTGTTAATAATAAAACACTTCGTATAATTTGACCAAGCGTTATGTTACTTGCACTTCACATTGCTACAAATAAAAAGCACTTATGTATCATATACATAGGTGCTTATTTATTTGTCAATGTTGCGATGATCGCTAGATGCATAGAAGTGCATTTAACATCAATGCGCATTATGCGAATTTTCAGCCGAGGCGGGGAGTCCACGTCTTCTAATGGTGGACTCTAGTCTCAAATTTGAGAATTTTTATAAATCTTTCGCGTTTCTTACAACGACTTTTCCATTGGCTGAAATCTCAACGTTATCTATAGCCTGATCAAGAATGATATGTACTAGCTCACTATCCTTTATGGGCTGGAGATTTTTATTGATCAGAATTTTATTGAGCTCTACACACTTCTTTCGTAGAGATTCTTGCTCTTTGTCATTTAAACGAACTGTTACTGCCATTTTCGTCACATTTTCGGGTTATTAACTTGCATACAATATTACTTGTATATCTGTTATATGTGCTTGCTATTCATGTGTAATTGTATTAAATTCTGCTCAATGTTATTTGTATACATGCGTAATTAGTCATGCTAGATCATATTTGCATAAATGCGCCTTTTGAATCCAGCTTCTACTCGGTAGATGCGGAAGGGCGTTATTTTTTTGTAGATATTGATCTTCATACTATCGAAATACCACTTGCATCACGTTCAGTTCATAAAAATGATGATGGCTCAATTTCTGCTGCTGCTTTATTCCATCCTTATGAATCTGTGCCAACTCACTATACGGGTATGGCTATGAAAGTGTTTTTCGATACTAGTTATGAACCGTATGTCCAGATCAAAGCATCACCAGCTAAGTTGCTTCAAGGTCATAATGTTTTTGGCTCGGATGACATAGAGCAGGGTGCTGATGAAATGATCGGCTTCTTGCATATGGCATATCCAGTATTGACTAAGATGCTTGATTGGACTCGCGCTTGGGTTTCTCACATAGATGTAACGTACTCGGCCAAATTGTCGGATCAGACAACGGCTAAAAAGGTTCTGGATTTTCTGGCCAATGTCAGCAATGGTCAAACTAGACTTTCTAATAAGCGGTTTGATAGCTCGGTATATTGGGGTGGTCAGACTTCCAGACTCGTAAATCATAAATGCTATTTAAAGCATGATGAATTTCTTTCTCAGTTTGAAGAACTTAAGCAACTGGCAAAGAAGAATGACAAGTCAGCTCAACGAGTTGTCGATGTCATGTCTGACTCACGGTTAATTAACTGGACAGTCGGACTTTTACGATTTGAGTCACGTTTAAAAAAACGTTGGCTTGAACGTAATGGAGTTCCAACGAACCTTTATGAACTCATAGCATTTCAAAAGGCAAATCCCGATTTACTTCAAACACTTTGGACAAAAGCAACGCACAGCATATTTGATGCCATGAGAGGTCAAACTGTGAAATTGATTAATGATGAAAGTGTTTTGGAAGCCATATCAAACTCGCCAGTTGTCGTTACCAATAGCGGTAAGGTTTCTCAAACACGTATCCGAAATATTTATTCTACGTACTGTTTAGTACGTGAACATGGCTTAGAGAAATTAGCTCAAATGCTTCCTAAGCCTACGTTTTATAGACATTTATCTGAACTTTGCGAATGTGGCTTTTCAAAAGCATTTTTGCAGAACTTGCATGACAACAAGGCTAAAAATGTCATTCCATTTATGAAGCTCGTAGAAATCGACTTTTCCCAACAATTGCCTGAGTGGTACGAGCCACCAGTATCGCAATTTAAATCAGTAGCTTAAAGGTGAGCAAATGAACAATTCACAACATCCAATTATGACAGTTACAGGCATCCGTAAGGCTGCTGGAGACTTTACAGACGATAAAGGTAAAACAATCGAGTTTTCAAACACGGTTGTAACTGTGCTGCAAGAATATTCAGATCGTGAGAAAGAACAAGGCGCAATCGGTTTTAAATCGACTGACTACAAGATTAAAGGCGCTCAGTTTTTCAATGATTATCTGCATCAGGAATTACCGAGCAAAGCTAAATTGATCTTTGATTGGGATTTCACAGGTAAAGCGCCTAAAGCTGTATTGGTGGCTTTGGACTTTGATGGTGTGGAAGCAGCGTAATAAAGCTATATGAATCAAAGTGTTAATAATAAAACACTTCGTATAATGTGATGCTCAGATTATGTTACTAAGCCCCAGTGAGAAAATTAGACAGTCTCACGGGGCTTTTTAACATCAATCTGCATTATGCGAAGCTTAGTGAAGGGGAGAAGTACGACTTGTTTAATGTCGTACTTAAGTCCGATATTTCGGAATATATGATTATTTTATTCGTCTTTACCTAACACTTCTTGCCTATATTTCATTACTTCTTCAGCTTTTAAATTTTTCAAATGGTATTTGATAAGGGCGTGTATTACATCGCTTTCAGCCATGAGTGATTTTTTTTGCACGACAAACTTCATTAGTGTCTCTTTTACGTCTTCAACTTCTTCACTACGGATTTTGTAGACTTTGCTCATTTGTAAACGCCTTGTAACTAAATAACTAGGTAACTTTTTTAATATTAACCTGTTTTACAGGTTGACAAGTTACTTGGTAATTTTGTTTAATTTCTTAAACGTAGTTACTTGGTAACTTTTCATGATTGATTTTATAGAAATGCGCTTATTCGTCTTAGACGAATTTGTTATCTCGGATAGAGATAGCAAGCATTTTTTATTGTCTTGTGATTTGTTACAACTTGGTGTCACTGTAGGTTCGAGAGATGTTTACTTGGATGAGCAGGGCAACATGCAAGTAGGAGCGTTGTATCACCCTTATGATGATTTACCTACTTCGTTTACTAATGTTGCTTTTAAATTAGTTCATGAAGGTAAAATTAAACCGCATGTCATGATTAAATGTAGTCCTGCTAAGATTATGCAGGGTCATAACATTTTTGGCTCGGATAATTTGGAACTAGGTGTTTTTGAAATGCTTGGTTTCTTAGCGGAATCTCATCCTAAGCTTTATAAAATATTAGATATTCCGAATGCTCAGATTGTCAATTTAGATGTGACTTATTCATCACGTTTAAGAAATGATGATCAAGTATGTAAGGTTTTAGACTTTCTTCGTAAAGTTTCCAGTGGCTCACTTCGTAAATCTAAGTTGGTTTATGGTTCCACAGTTTATTGGGGTTCACCTAATTCTAAACGCTTGTGTCGTAAGGCTTATTGCAAGTCAATTGAATTTCAATTGCAACTTGCAAAGTTAAAACGTCAAGCATCTAAAGGTGAAGTTTTTGCATTGCGTGTAATTAAAGCAATGGAAGACCCGCGTGTAATTGAATTTATGCAGGGTTTACTACGTTTAGAAACTCGTTTTAAACCTTTGTGGTTAACGGAACATAATATTCCACTCAATGTATTTGATCTTATTAATTATCAAACCGAACACCCTAATTTTTTAACTGATCTCTGGCAACTAGCAAATAAACCACTTTTTGAAGCATTGGAGGGTCATACGATGAAGGCTCTTGATCACGATACTGTATTTGGAAAAATCTGCGCTCAATTCGATACTTATACAAAGTCAGGTCGTTTATCACAAACTAAGTCTCGTAATATTTTTAATTTCTTTTGTGCGTTGGAACTTCATGGTTCTGATGAACTTAAGAAGAAATATAGTAAGTCACAATATTATCAATATATATCAGATTTAATGAGTTGTGGTTTTTCAAAGGCTTATTTGCAAAACCTCGATTCAGAATCAAAAAATAACGTTATTCCATTCGTTCAACTCGTCAAAATCGATTTTCAGAATCAAGTACCAGATTGGTATCAAGAACCTGAATCACGCTTTGCTAAGGTAGGTTAATTATGCTCAGTATTACAGCTCAATTATTGGATGTTCAAACTGGTGATTTTTGCAGTTTAGTTTTTAAAGGAACTAAATGGGATTTTGGTTTACAGCAAGAAGTTCCAGCATCTGTACGTGTTGCGGTTTCTAAAGATCATCTTTATTTAGTTCCAAGTTATCAAGAAGCTAAAGGAAAAATGATATCCGTGGAAGTTAAAGAAGGTTTAACAAAGTCAAAGCAGATTTGGTTTAGAACAAGTGGAACTGGTCAAATAGTTTTACAAGAAGACTAAATATCTTTATATATCAAAGTGTTAACTATTAAACACTTCGTATAATGTATAATATGTTAAAAATCAATAACTTACGTAGTTTTTAGTGTATCACAGGGGAGAGCAAAATGACAAATATCGTCTGGTTCTTTTTTATTTTCGGCGTTTTTTCATTTGGTTATTTTGCTTATTTATTCGCCAAAAATACATATAAAAAATATACGCAGGATAAGAGTTTATAAGAATGGATTACGTTTGCACTCAACTTTCTCAACCGACAGCCGACGGGGTGCAAACGTGTCTTCAATGGTCGGAGCAATCATATGTTCCGCCTTTGTCAGATGCCGACCGTGACGTCATTCTGGCGTGGATATTTTCAATATTTGCTTTGGTTTGGGGTATACGTCGGGTTTTTAGGCTGTTCGGACATTAGGAGAAAAATATCATGGCTAACAAAAACATGATTCGTTCAATTGGGGTGGTAGTTGCAGTTGTAGCTACTGTTTTGCTTCCTGAAGTAGCAATGGCTGCGGGTGGTTTTGACCCTGCAACCGCGACTTCTGGATCTTCTGCAAGTTCTTGGATCGATACGGCAGCACAATGGATGCTTGGCATCATCGTTGGTATTTGGGGTGTCCGTAAGGTACTTGCGTTCTTCGGTCGATAATTGGGGTGCGGCAGATGAACGGTGATATTATGAATTGGATAATTTTAATCGTTTCTTCTGTCGCATTTTATACCTTGTTTAAATAGATCAAATATTTAAGGGGTTTTAAAATGCGATTTCTTAAATATTTAATTTTTCTTTTTCTGTCTCTTATCTCAATTTCTGCTTTTGCAGATGCAACTTACGTTATTTCTCAGCGCCCGAGCTTAGGTACTTTTGGCTCTGGTGATGCTGCATGTTATGCACTTGATAAAACTTTTGTTTATAAACCTATTTCCAATCCCACGGGTGAGTTAAATTCAACTGCGGGTTATTGCATGGATGCAGGTTTTCATACTCAATATGCTGCTGTGTTGTACGGTGCACCGACTTATAAATGTCCGTCGGCAGGTTGGCCGATTCCCGTTTATTTTGAGCCTAATACTCCAATTCCTTTAAGGACTTGTAGAAAAAATCCAGATGGAACTTTTTGCATCACTGAGTGGACAGGTGATAAAAACAGGCCAACTGTTATTTCAGGCAGTCAGTATCAGAATATTGTTCACGCGTCTGTCAGTGAAATTCCGAGTCCTACATGTACACCTCTTTTTTCTCAAGACAAGTGTGATCCAAAGGATCCTTACGGTGGATGCTATAAACCGCCTAATGATAACTGTAACCGCATGTCAGACGGTTCTATTTATTGCCCACCAGATCAGCCACCTCCGCCTATTAAGTCTGGGTGTCAGAATAATGCGACATATTGTGATATGCCTCCGACAGGGTGCGGTAGTGGTTATGTTTCGGGTTCATATAATGGAAAACAAGTTTGTGTTTTAAATAGTAATCCTCCGCCTATAGATCCCAAGGATCCACCGCCTATTTCTGAACCTCCACCGACTAATCCACCTCCTACGGATCCACCGCCTACAGATCCAAAGGATCCACCACCACCACCACCGCCACCACCACCTAGTGGCAACAATGATGCGCTTTTGCGTGCCATTCTTGATGCTATCAATGCGGTGAATAATAAGCTTACTTGGCTTAAAAATGAGTTGGTTAATTCAATCACTAATGTTGCTAAAAAGATTGATGTTACTAATCAGAAGCTCGATACGGTTAATGATTCAATTAAAGGCACAACTGCTGCTGTAAACAGTAATGGTGATCTTATCAAGAAGTCCGTAGAGCAAAGTACATCGACTTTAAAAGCTTCTATAGATTCAAATGCAACCACAGTTAAAACTGCTGTAGATGCGAATACGGCTGCAACAAATAATGTTAAAGCTGCTGTAGATGCGAATACAACATCAACCGCAAATAAACTTAATGATGTGGTAAATGCGATTAACAACAAGCCTGTTGGGGGCGGTGGCGGTTCAACTGATATGAAGCCAACTAATGACATTCTTACTTCTATAAAAGAATTTCTAACTGGAAAAGTTGATACTTCATCTCTTAAAGCTGATTTACCGACTCAAGAAGTTGCTGCAAAAAATTTAGATACTGGAGCTTTTCAAGCTAGCCCTCAATGTCCTCCAGACGTTGTATTGGTTTTACCTGCACTTGGTTCTTATACGTTTAGTTATTCACGTTTTTGTGATGCTCTACAAATTGCGGGTTATTTCATCATGATTGCTGCTTACATGTTTGCAGCGCTAATAGTGAGTAAAGCCTAATGCCTGCTGTATTAATTGCTATTGCATCTGCTGTTATTTCTTCATTGCTTGCTCGGCTCCTACTCGGAGCTGGGTTAGCAGTTTTTACATATTCATGGATTAACGATTTAGTCGCTAGTGCTCAAAATCAAATGATGGGTTTATTTCATAATATTCCTGCATCGATTTTTGGCCTGATTTCAATATTACAAATCCCTCAAGCGCTTTCTGTTCTTATGTCTGCCATTGGAATTGCATCTTTTATCCGCACTTCCAAAGTATTCATAGGAAAGGCGCACTGACGGACGCTATGAGTGAGGAGGAGCTTGCGACCGACCGAAACGACATAGCGTTCGTCAGTTGCGCTTTTAATTATGAGTATTTTAATTTCAGCACCTATTCGCACTGGCAAGACATTATTTGCTATTGAGTGCATTTTTAAAGAATTAAATAAAGGCCGTGTTGTTTATACGAATATTATTGACATAAAAATACCTGGCGTAATTTCTGTGTCTAGTTCTGTTCATCAGCCATTTGATTGGCGCGATCTGCCGAATGGTTGTGTACTTGTTTGGGATGAAGCGCATGAACATCCTGCATTTTCTGAACAGGATTTATTAAAAGATTTCACTATTGATGAATCATCTTATGATGAACGTATGCTTGCTGTAGACGCACGCACTGACATTACTCCGGCACTTAAAAAGAAAGTCATGGAGAACATCGATCGGGAACGTAAACAAGCGATTATCCGTAAAAAGGAAGAAATAAAAGATATTGGTCGAGGTCTCTTACTACATGGTCATTTCGGTATTGAGATTTACTTTATTACTCAACGAGTAACTAAGCTAAATACCGATGTACTTGCATCAGTCACGAATCACTATGTTTTAAGACGTAAATTTGGTTTTGATGCTGCGACAATTTGGGAATTCGGCGAGGCTATGACAACATGGTCTAAATCTACCGCTGAAAGTGCTTTAAACAAGAAATATTGGCGCTATCCAAAGCATTTATACAAGTTCTATAAGTCATCTGAACATCATGCAGTTAAAAAGACATTTCCGCTTAAATATGCTGCAATTGCATTGATTCCAATTCTTTTATTGGGCAATGGTTTCAGACAAGCTTATGAAAAAAATTTCTTTGGTTTATTTGGTAAGAAAGAACAGCCTGCTCAGGTTCAACCGGTTCAGCAGGTTGTACCAACTAATACTACGTCTTCTAAAACTATAGCTGACCAAGTTGCAGAACAACATACCTTAGCTAGTCTTACACCTGAGCAATACGATGATTTAATGCATCCAGAAAAAAGAAATCAGCAACTTCAACAATATCAACAACAAGGTGCGCAAGAATATCAACAAAGAGTTCATGCTTATAATGTCAGTTATGATATTAATAATCCGTATGATGTGCAGGCTAATCAGCAATATACGGCTACTTCTCAGCCTGTTTTCTCTGGTTGTATTAAATATAAGGGCAAGTATTATGCCTATACAAATCAAGGCACTAGGATTAAAACGATTAATCCTGATGTGTGTAAACGTGTTATAGATGATGGTGATAGACCTTACGACTATTTCCAAAAACCACAACAACAGCAATATGTTCAACAGCAGCCAATTCAGCAACCACAATCAGTACAGAAATTTGATGCTGAATTTGTCGCTAAATATCAGGCAGCTAAGCAGCAGGGATTGATTTAAAAACCTTTTTCCCTGATTACAAAAACCGTCTATTTGATGTAACGTAGTTTCATAAAGGAGTGTCTTCAGGGGAATTGAGACACATCGCGTATAACAACTGATTTAACGTATTTTTTGAGTGTCTCAAGGCGTAGTCTAGACACTCCGACAAGGGGATATATGATGCAGTTTTCAGATTGGGTTCAACTTGTATTTTTAGTCTTATCGGCTGTAGTAATTATTATCAAGTTTGTTGTAAGTTTTCATCGTGATCTTCGAAACCAACGGGATGATGATCAATACATCCCTTGATTGGCATTTTATTACATCTCGAGTTAAACCGGAGAGCTTGCCCTGGTATCAAAAAAATGAATAAAATCAATACTTGTGATTTTTGCGGGATTGGCAAAATATGACAGAAAAAGCCTTTTATATATTTGCCCTTTTTTGTGGGGCTTTTTATATTTTTTATCTTTTTTATGGATTAAATTTTAGCTTCTGAAAGTTCGCATAATGTGATGCTCAGATTATGTTACTAAGCCCCAGTGAGAAAATTAGACAGTCTCACGGGGCTTTTTAACATCAATCTGCATTATGCGAAGCTTAGTGAAGGGGAGAAGTACGACTTGTTTAATGT